GACAAGAAGGCGAGGTTCCATCAGAAAGGCACCCACCGAATGCCTCGACGACCGGTGATCGAGCTGTCCGAGCGCAATCGCCGCAACATTGTGAAGATCGTTCAGGCCCACCTCATGGGTGAACACGCATGAATGTCTACGGCCGCATCATTACCCGAGGTGACGTGCGCGACGCCGTGACCGCGCACCTCAAGGACTGGGCGAAGGCGTACATCGGCGAGGTGGCCGTGCAGCGGGGCAAGGAGCGCTGTGATTTGCCGCAGTTTCGGTCGTTCCGGTTCTCCACCGAGGACGTTGATAAGTGGGCCGAGGATCAGCTGCCGGCGTGTGTCATCGTCTGCCCAGGCCTTGCCGACGCTCCGGATCGTCAGGGCGATGGCATCCATGATGGCGAGTGGTCAGTCGGCGTCGGAGTCATTGTGTCGGGCCGGGATCAGGACTCGACCGACGAGCTCGTTGGCATCTACACCGCTGCTGTGCGCGCCGCTCTTGTTCAGCATCCATCGCTCGGTGGCTTCGCGTCGGGCGTGGAATGGATCGACGAGGACACGATCGCGAACCTCGGATTTGACGACTCGCGAACCATCGCCGGCGGTCGCGTGGTCCTCAAGGTGAAGGTGGATTCGGTTGTAGATTCCTTCGCAGGACCGAAAGCGCCGCCGGATGATCCGTGCGTCGACCCTGGTGACTGAGGAACCGTGCAGGCAACACCACTGACGACAAAAGAAGCGGCGCAATGATCAAGGTCCAAAACGTTTCCGGCCATGCGGTTGACCTGCATATTGGCGTGCTCGCTCCGGGTGAAATTGCCGAAGTCGAATCCAACCGTGGCCTGGTGCCGATGATCGATGCCGGTGTTCTCGCCGAGCTCGAAGACGAGAAGCCCAAGAAAGCCGAGGCATCCAAATGAGTCCCCTTCCCGGCGTCGTTGTTTCTTCCCGTTCTCAGCCGCCGTCGCGAGGCATCTCGACCGATGTTGGCGCGTGGTTCGTAGTTGGAGCCGCCCAGAAGGGCCCGACAACGAGGGCGCAGCTGGTTCGGAACATGACCGAGTTTCAGCTGTACTTCGGCACCCGGCAGAGTTACTCCCTGTTGTGGGACGCGCTCGAGATTTTCTTCCGTGAGGGCGGATCGCAGGCATACGTCGTTCGTGTCGCCGGCGCGTCGGCCGTTACGGCGACGAAGACGCTCATGGACGGCCAGGGCACACCGGTCGCATCTCTCCGTGTCGACGCCAAGAACCCCGGCGTCTGGGGTAACTCGCTGAACGTCGCCGTGGTGGCATCCGGCTCGGATCGTCAGATCGTGATCACGAACGGCAGCGTCGAGGTCGACCGTTCGCCGTTCTTCTCCGACCAGGCGACCGCGGTTGCGTGGTCCCTCAACTCCGACTGGGTGAACGTGGTCATCCCAGGCGGCGCCAGTACGCAACTTCCGGCCGCAGCTTCTGCAGCCGCGCTCACGTCAGGGGCCGATGACAACGCCGGTATCACCGACAACCAGCGCCAGGCCGCTCTCGCCTACTTCACTCGCGACCTCGGTCCCGGGCAGGTGTCGATCCCGGGCAACATCACAACGGCCAACCTTCAAGCGCTCGTCGCTCACGCTCGGGCGTACAACCGCCAGGCGCTCCTCGACGGCACGGACACCGCGTCGCGTTCGACGCTTGTCACTCAAGCCGAAGCCCTGCAAGGCGACGAGTACGGCGCCATCTTCGCCCCGTGGGTCCTCATCCCCGGCATTGTCGGCAACACCTCTCGCACCGTTCCGCCATCCGCGGTCGCCGCTGGGCTCATGGCACGCTCGGACGCGACCCAGTCGCCCAACGTTCCAGCGGCCGGCGACAATGGCCGAGCGAAGTACGCCATCGGGCTGTCCCAGGTCGCATGGACAGATACCGACCGGCAGCTGCTGAACGACGACAACGTGAACGTCTTCCGCCAGATCAGCGGTCAGGTCACGCTCTACGGCTACCGGACTCTGATGAACCCGAACGGCGACACGTCGTGGCAATGGCTCAGTAACCAGCGCCTGCGGCTCAAGATCACCGCTGAGGCGGAGAAGGTCGCCGAGGGCTTCCTGTTTGACCAGATCGATGGCAAGGGGCAGAAGATCGCTGAATTCGGCGGCGCCTTGAGCGCCGTACTGCTCGGGTACTACAACGCCGGCTCGCTGTATGGGGACACACCGTCAGAGGCATTCAGTGTCGACGTCGGTGAGTCGGTGAACACTCCGACGACTTTGGCCGCTGGTGAGCTGCGAGCCGTGCTGTCGATGATCATGAGCCCACTGGCCGAAGTTGTGAAAATTGAGATTACAAAAGTCCCAGTCGGACAGGCGATTTGAGCCGGTAGGAGAACCTGATCGCCAGCCAAGATCAATATCGAGTCACCGCATCCGTGGACGGCTTCGGCTCCATCGGCGTCTTCGACAAGATGACCGGCGGCGAGGCGGACTCCGAAAGCGTGAAGTACAGCGAGGGCGGAATGGGGCCCGAGACGTCCCAAGGCGGTCGCCAGACCACCGGAAACGTCACCATCACGCGGCAGTACAAGCGCGACCGCGACCACGCACTGGCGCGTCAGCTGGCACAAATTCGTGGCCGCCGTCGCATGAGCATCCATCGCCAACCGCTGGACCCCGACGGGAACGCATTCGGAGATCCATGGGTGTACACGGGCTTTCTGAAGACCGTTACTCCGGGAGATGTCGATTCGGAATCATCGGACCCCGATTTGTTCGAGATCGAGCAGGACACCGACAGCACGATCGGCTAATTGGCATTCAGACGGACGCCTAAAGGCGTCGCTGAGCCTGCCTGCCTAGGATGCGGTATTCCTTTCCCGGAGGTCCGACGCTAAATGAGCGACAGCCCAACTTCCCCATCTCCTCTCGACGAAGTCCAAGGGACACTCGCCAAACGCCGAGCAAAGATCGTCGAGGATCTGTTTGTCGATTTGGACGTTCCGCATTACGACGACCCACCTGTGACCATGCGTTTTCAGCCAGTCGAACACGCCGTTATCAAGGCGGCTTTGCAGAAAGCGGAGAAGGGTCCTAAGGCCGAGCGAGCCGAGGCCGAAGTGAGGGCGCATGCCGATTTGCTGGTGAAAGCATGCGTCGGGATTTCCTCGGGGGACACGTCATGGGATGGCTTCGGTGACAAGGACCTTGCTGCCGAGCTCGACGTAACAGAAGCCCGCGCGATCGCCGTGTGCCGTGCTCTCTATGTCACTGAGGGCGATCTGATCTCCCACGCCAATGCCGTCATCCGGTTCTCGGGATACAAGGAAACGGAGATCGAGGGAGACCTCTCGGGGGAATAGCGCGCCACCCGGTCACCGAAAGTGCCGCGGTGGCGATCCTTCTCGGAATTGATCCGAGGGCGTATCTCCGTGCCGCCAAAGGCGTCGAACGAGAGGTCATTGCCGAGGCCTTACAAAAAGCGCAAAAGGGCCGAGAAATCGAGATCCAGAACATTGGCATCGCTTGTGCCAATGCGCTTGGCAAGATGTTGAGCAAGAAACGTAAATAAGGACCGCCGCCTGTGGCTGACGAAGAAGTCGGAGTAAGGCTCAGCCTCAGGATCGAAAACGTTTCTCGTCAGAAGCCGACCGCGCCGCCAAGGACATCGACAGGATCGGGTCGGCCGCCAAGCGGGCGAATCGTGAAGGTAAATCGCTCGGCCAGGCGTTCTCACCGATCGGGAAAGGCCTTGCCGCGACAGCGGGCCTTGGACTCGCGGCGGCGCGAGGGATTGGCATCGCTGGCGCGGCCCTGGGTGTTGCTGCTGGTGGCGCGACCCTCTTCGGCCTCAAGACGGCCAGCTCGATGGAGCAGGCGCAGATCGGCTTCACGACCATGCTCGGCTCGGCTGAGAAGACTCAGGCGTTCATTGCCGAAATGCAGCAGTTCGCGAAGAAGACGCCGTTTCAGTACACCGACGTGCAAACGGCCGCTGAACATCTTCTTGCATTCGGCCTCGCCAGTAAGGACGTGTTGCCCACACTGACCGCTGTTGGTGATGCTGCCGCGGCGTTGGGTACAGGCGCGGAAGGCGTACAGCGAATTACCACGGCGCTCGGCCAGATCAAGGCAAAGGGCCGAATTCAGTCGGATGAGCTGTTGCAGCTCTACGAGGCCGGCATCCCAGCTCTCGACATCCTGGCCAAGAAGCTCGGCAAGACGACCAAAGAGACCCAGGACATGGTCACGAAGGGTCTGGTTCCTGCCGATGTGGCCATTACTGCTCTCACCGAAGGGATGGAGCAACGCTTCGGCGGCCTGATGGAGAAGCAGTCGCACACCCTCGGCGGCATGTTCTCGAACTTGCAGGACACGATCACCCTGGGCAGCGACCGCGCCTTCAAGCCGTTGTCGGACCAGCTGAAGTACTACCTACCTGGCGCCATAAAGCTGGCTGGCCGGGAAATGGATGCCCTCGGCCGCAGCATGGAGCGCGCCAGCAAGTGGGCGGAGCGGAACCGCTACGAAGTCGCCCTCCTGCGGTCGTCCTACCAATACGGCGGCTTCGACGCCGTTGTGCGCACGCTCGATCTCCAGACCCAGTCAGGTGGCCGTCTGAACAAGATGTGGGAGCACGCCAAGCAGGTGGTTGGCGACGCAGCGACGGTCTGGAAGAGCGAGCTGAAGCCTGCGGTCGAGGATCTGGGACCTGTGCTCGGAGCCGTACTCTCACCGCTGGGAGCCGCTGACGACATCCTTCACTGGATGGCTGACCATCCGACTGCGGGCAGGGCGATCTTCGAGGGCATGGCCATCGCCATCACGTCGTGGAAGCTCGCGGAGCTGCTCATCGGGGTGCGCAACGCCATGATCGGGGTGAATCTCGCAATGGCCGCGAATCCATGGACGGTAGCGGCGGGAGCAGCAATCGCCCTGGCGATCGCTTCCGACAGGCTGTTCACCAAGCTCAACCCGGGGGCGTCATTCTTCGAGCGCATCACGGCGGTCGCCGTTCCCATGGCGGGGAGCCTTCTCACCATTGCGCACCATCTGGACGACATCCTGAAGAAGCTGGGCCTTGTCGACGACAAGAAGAAAGCTGTCGCCTACGGACCATGGCCAACCGGTCAGTCACCAGCTGAGTTGCAGCAGAAGAAGAACACCACGCTGAAGAAGTCCCTGCCCACTGGCGTGTTTCCGACGCTGGGAGTACCGGCAATGGCGACGGGTGGAGTCGTATCCTCTGCCGGCCTCAGCCTTGTCGGCGAGCGCGGGCCTGAGTTGTTGAGCCTGCCCCGTGCCTCGCGCGTCGATCCTTTGCCCGACGGTGGTGGCTCGCTTGGCCCCTCGATCGTCATCCACCCCGGCGCGATCAGTGTTGTGACGTCCGACCCCGAACGGGCAGCAACGCTTGTCGTCGAGAAGATCCAAGACATGGCGGCGCGCAAATGAGCTTGATCACCGTCACGCCGCTTGCGTTCCCCAACGCCGCCCTGACACTGCCGCTCGGCAAGAAGAAGCCAACCTTCAGCGACGGCATTGCACAGTGGAACACCGTCGCCCGCCCTCGCCGCCGCTCCCTGACGGAGTTCGACACCGAGCTGCCGCTGCGGTACAGCTTCGACGTCAAGCTCGACGCGTTCCCCGATGGTGACGTGGAATCACTGATACGGCGGATCGTGGGCTGGGCGGCTCGGCTTGACCTGCCCTACCAGCCGACTTTGCTGCAAGTCTCAGGGCCGATCGTTTACCCGGACGTCACCTACTACCTCGACAAGGTGGATCAGGTCGACGACGAAGTGATGATGCACAACTCCGGCGGCCGTATCTGTCGCCAGCTGCTCGACCTGGAAATCGCCGAGTACGTCGCGCCCGATCTCGTGATTCAGACCCCTCCGCCGGCGCAGGCGGCCCAGGAGCGGGTCGCCGAGACGCCAGCAGAGCGGACTTACGTAGTTGTCCAAGGTGACACGCTCTGGGCGATCGCGGCCCGGCTTCTGGGCAACGGGAACCGGTGGCATGAGCTGGCGGATGGCAACGGGGTCCGTGACCCCCGCAAGCTCCAGATCGGCCAAGTGCTGAAGGTGCCCAACGCGTGACGGATGAGGCGGCTGCCGACGTCACCATCGGATCGCTGAAGGTCGAGGGCGAAGGCGCGTCCACAGAGCTGATCGAGGCGATTACCGATGCTCGCCTGAAGCGGGCGATCGACGAGGTGCCGACGCTCACTATCGCCGTGCGCGATCCAAAGAGAACGTTGCTTCGGTCAGGGATCTTCTCGAAGCGGATAACGACCCAGCTGGACAACAAGTCGTTCGAACTCGCCCAAGTCCGCAAGACGGGCAGCGAGCTGAGCCTCGTGCTCGAAGATCTGGCGGCGGCCGAGCTTCGCCGTCACGACACGCCGCTGAAGGTCGACGCCGGGACCATGACCCGGATTCAGTTCGCCCGCCGGCTGTTGCAGGAGACCCCGTGGATTCCACTCGTCGTCAGTCCGACCGCCAAGGCCGAGATCGCCAACGTCGAGCTGGCACGGGGGACTGTCGCCGCGGAAGGCCAAGAGGAGCAGAAGGAGGACACGTGGACGTGTCTGAAGCGAATCTTCGCCGAAATCGGCTGGCGCTGCTACATCGACTACACGATCGACGGCGCTATTCCCGGCGTCAACGTCGGACCGGACTATGCCTACCTGGATCGCGGGACAGTGATGAGGCTGAAGGAGGCGGAGAACGGCGTCGACGACATCGACTTCGACTGGGACGTCGGCAAGCCGATGGCGACCGCCAGGCTGAAGATCCGGGCGCACCGATGGCAAGCCCCTCCAGGCACGCCGGTCACGCTCGAGGACGTCGGTCCGGGCAACGGCGACTGGATCGTCTCGTCAATCGAGCGCAGCCTGTTCTCGACGAATGCCGATGTCGAGCTGAAGCTTCCCGAACCCGACCTTCCCGAGCCGCCGCCGCCCGACACGAACACCGGCGACACCTCGGATGACACGGGATCAGGCGTCACGGCCAAGAACGTCGGTGGCTTCCAGCGCCCGGTCAACGGAACGGTCTCGGCACCCTTCGGCGACGGCCGCGGTCACAAGGGCATCGACATCGCAGCGCGCACCGGGACGACGATCGTGGCGGCGCGGGCGGGCACGGTCACCTTCGCCGGGACGCAGTCGGGTTATGGCCAGGTCGTTTACATCACCCACGAGGACGGCCTGGAGACCCGGTACGCCCACATGAGCAAGATGACCTGCCGTCGCGGACTTCAGGTCTCAGCTGGCACCAAGATCGGCGAGGTCGGAGCAACCGGCGACGCCACCGGACCCCACCTGCATTTCGAGATCCGCGTGAATGGGCGCGCCATCAATCCGGCAAAGAAGATCGGGTACTGATGGGACGAAACGACCCCGTGGAAGGCTTCGCCCAGATCGTCACCGGCAAGCAGAACCGGCCGCCGAGTAAACCCCAGGTACGGGGTCCGCAGGAGGGACGGATCGTCGCGGTGGACACCGATACCAGCGGCGACCTTCGTGATCAAGGAGTACGACCAGGAGGTTCATCGCTTCGGGCCGGCCCCCTTTGGTCGTACCGACACGCCGCCAGAGGAGGGCGATCGCTGTCTTGTTGAGTTCATCGGCGGCGACATCAATCGGGGATGGATCGTTCGTTGGGCCGCCCCCTCGTAAGCTGCTGAGCGCATGGTGCCGCACTTCGCCCACCCATTCCGAGTCGACACCAGCGGATCCGTGGCTGTGCGCGACCAGGACTCGGATGAAGAGATCGCTCAGTGCGTCCAGGTCCTGCTCTCGACCACCGTGGGAGAGCGGCTTGAAGTGCCGACGTACGGCATTCCCAATCCAGTGTTCCGAGAGCAGTCCCCGGTCGATGACGCCAATATGGCGGCAGCGGTACGCAAGTGGGAGTCGCGAGCGACGGCGCTCGTCCACTCGACGGTCATCGATGACTCGCTACGTCGGGTGCTCGTCGAGCTCGAACTGAGCCAGGACCTCTTGGCGGGTCGCTCGTGAGCTACATCGAGCTGCCGATTGAGACGGATCCCGACGCGCTAACCGCCGACGCCCTCGACTTCCTGATGCAAGCGATTCCCGGATGGATACCGCAAGAAGGCCATCTCGAGGTCTGGATGCTCGAGGTGTTCGCCCGCATTGAAGCCGAGACCCGCGACGTCGCAACCCGGGTCCCGAGATCGATCTTCCGGTACTTCGGTAAGACGCTGATGGGCATCGTTCCCATCGATGCTGCTCGAGCGCAGGTGTCCACGACGTGGACCACGGTGGATACCGCCGGCTACACGATCAAGTCGGGCACGGTGGTGTCCTATCCAGTGTCGGGCGATGAGCAGGTGTACTTCGAGGTGACGGCCGACGTCATCGTCCCGCCGGGATCGGATTCCACTGCGACCGGCGAGGTGCTGCTGCAAGCTCTGATCCCCGGTAGTGACGCCAACGGACTCGGAGGAGCGACCTTCACGCTGGTCGACGCTCTGGCGTTCGTCACCGGCATAGAGGCCGAAGGCGTCAGTTCTGGCGGCGTCGATGCCGAGAGTGATGACGAGTATCTGGCCCGGCTTCGTGCCGAGCTGCAGCTTCTTTCCCCTCGCCCGATCCTTCCATCGGACTTCGCCACCCTGGCCAAGCGCGTAGCGGGAGTTGAGCGTGCAATCGCTGTCGACGGCTACAACCCGGCAGACGGGACATTCAACAATCAGCGAATGATCACGGCCGCCGTGGCTGATGAGGCGGGCCACGGAGTGAGTCCGACGATCAAGACCAATGTCGACGCCTATCTGCAGTCGCTACGCGAAGTGAATTTCGTCGTCAACGTCATCGATCCGACGATCACGACCGTGGACGTGACGGCAACGATCAAGGTCCTTGATGGCTACGACTCCGACATCGTGACGGCGGCAGCCCAGGACGTCGTGGAGAACTACCTCTCGCCGGCGGTTTGGCCATGGGCGACGGTTCTCCGCCGCAACGAGCTGATCGCCCTTATTTCCAACGTGCCTGGCGTGGACTACGTGGCCGACATCCCCAGCCGAGTGCTGATGTCACGCTGCCTGGCGTGGCGTCGCTGATTCAGGCCGGGACCATTTCGATAGCCGCGGTGTGACCAGGGCGAATTGCTAGCGTTCTGACGCACGAAAGGGCGTGAATCTTGGCCAGCACGCAGACAATTTCAGAGTGGAACGGGTCAACGCCGACCGAGACGGGCAATCGGACTGATTGCGATTGGAAGGCAGTCGATGACTCGACCACCGCCGCGTCGGCCGCGCCGATCAGCTTCACGAACAACGAGAACAGCTACTCGAAGTACCAAGCGCTGAAGTTCGCAGGTACCTGGGCCTCGATCTCGAACGTCAAAGTCAAGATCGACAACAACGCAGCCGCTACCGGGCTCTCGATCGTCGGTGCGGTGGTCGCCAGCTACACCACGCCGTCGAGGTCATCCACGGGTGACGGTGCCATGAGCACGACTGGTGCGACGGCGAATCTGGTGAGTTCATCGACGCCGTTCGGCGCCGGTACGTCGAGTTCCACAGCGAGCGGCACGATGTATACGCAGTGTGTCCGCACGCAGCTCCAGACGACGAGCACTTCGCTGGCGGTCCGGGTGCGATCGCGACTCGCACGATTACGTGGTCTTGGACAGAGAGCTGAGCGGCAGAGATGGCACTCCTCTGGCCGCGCGCTGGCCACTTCAATCGGGCACTTCTGAACGCCTCGACTAACACGCTGCTGGCCAGCACGAGCTACAACGTCTACGCGTCGGACGGGACCACCCCATTAACGATCTACACCGATAAGAACAAGACCTCGACGATCTCGCAACCGCTGACAACGGACACGGCGGGTAACGCCGGCTTCTACGCGGAGCCCTACGGCGGTGCGATTCTGTCCGTTGGCGGGGTGACCGAAGTCATCGACATCCTCCCGGACCCGGCCGACCTGTTGAACAACTTCATCTCCGATGGCGGCTCGCACAGCACGTACAACCTGTCGGGCGCTGACCACCTCAAGGCCCTCGGTCTCGGCGACACGCTGACGAGCGGGACGATCACGGTCAACGTTCCCAACGACCTACCGGCCGGATTCACCTGTGACGTGTGGAACGAAGGCACCGCGACGATCGCGTTCACCGCACTGAGCGGGACGACAATCCGGGCACTGGCCGTGGCGGCGGGGACGGTGATTCATCACCCCGGCTTCGGTGCCGCGTGCTCAATCCTCTGCCGCGCTAACGCTGGCACGGCGGCGAAAGTGTTCATCACCAACGGCGTGACGTGAGGCGGCAAAAGGGCCTCGTCCTGCCCCCTGGTTTCACTCCGAGCGGAGGAGGCGGCGGTGGTGGAGGCAGTGGGGGAGCGACTCCGTGGAGCACGGGCCTGGGCTCCCAGTGGCAGTTTGCATTCGGCGACCCTTTCGACACGGTCGTCGCCGAGGGAGCGATGTTTGCGCGCAGCGGCGATCGCGCCAGGGGGCTCGGCGCGTACGCAAACACCTGGGGCGCCGAGACGTACTTAACCACGTACGGAGGCCAGAACGGCACCGGTGACTACTACGGCTTCAACAACATCAGTGTGGTGTCGGGCATTGCCGGCGCCAACGGCAACTGCATGCGAATGCGGCTCATTCCGAATGACGGCACAGGAAAGCGCGTCGGTGCGTGTCCTTATCCGAACATCTCCGGGACACCGGGAAGCTCTGCATCGGCCTCGGCGCAGTTGTACAGGCGGGTGGAAGCCCGCCTCATGGCGACATCAGTGGCGCGCTGGAAAACGGCCTGGCTGTGGTGGCCGGC